GGATCGCGGCGCGCGCAATGTCGGCCATGACCGACAGCGCCAGCCGCTTCAGATCCTCGAACCCCAGCTTGCCGGTCAGGATCGCGCGGGTCAGCGCCCGTTCGATCGCCTGCCCCGCCCGCTCCGCCTCGCTGACCAGCGGCCCGCCGATTTCGGCGCGCAGCGCCGCAACCTCGCGCCGGAATCCCGCCGCGTCGCCGCGCAGCGCGCCGAACAGATCGTCCATCTCATCCATCGGGAAATTGCTCCATCATCGCGGTCAGCCCCGCACGGTCGACCGCCGCTTCGACGCCCCCATCGCGCCAGCCGCCCAGCACCGCCGCGACATCGGCCGGCGTCGCCGCCCAGAATTCGTCGGGCCGCCAGCCAAGCGCGCGCGCCATCATCCCCGCGAGCGCGACCGCCGCGAGCCCGAACCGTTCGTCGGCCACCTCAGCGCCCTTGCAATATCTGCCCCAGCAGCACCCGCAGCGCAGGCGTCACCGCGGCGAGCCCCTGTTCGACCAGCGCCTCGCCGACCTCCTCGCGCGTCATCCCCGCGTCGCGGTCCCGGATGCAATGCCAGAACAATGCCGTCAGCTCGCCAAGGCCGAGCCGTCCATCGGCCGCGCGCTCGACCAGCGCGAACAGCGGCCCCAGCTCCTCCTCCGCCGCGACCAGCGCGGCAAAGCTCGGCCGCAATACCAGCGAACGCGCGCCGACACGCAGCGCCGCCTCGCCCCTCAGCGCGTTGGCCGCGCTCACAGGCTCACCACCGCGCCGCTGCTTTCCAGGTTCAGCGTGTAATTGCGCTCGCCATTATAATCGCCGGCATAATCGAGCCGCGTGACCAGGAAGCGCCCGCGCATCCGCTCGCCACTTTCGAAGCTAAGCTCATAATCGTCGATCGTCCCCGACAACGCATGGCCGCGCAGCCGCACCTCGGCATCGGAGCCGGTAAAAATCCCCGCCGCGCTGACCGAAACCGATCGCACCCCGGCGCCCGACAGCAACTCGCGCCAGCCGCCCGAATCCTTCGTTGTGACGTTCACCCCTTCGCCGTTCACCGACAATTGCGTCGTGCGCAATCCGGCCACGGTCGCAAAGACCGGCGGCGCCGAACCATTACCGATCTTTAACAGAAAAGCGCTCCCATTTTCGATTGCCATCGTCTAACCTCCTCAACATAAAAAGTTCTGCAAATGGGGAGAAGCAGGATGCTGATCACGGCCTTGTTGTTGGCAACCGCGGCACCGGCGGGGGCCGGCAGCGTCGACACGACGCGTGCCGCCTTCACCAAATGCCTACGCGAGCACATGAAGAAATCGCTCGATGCCAAGATGAGCGAAGCCGAATATGAAATGTCGCTGAAGGGCGCGTGCGACAGCGAACGCTCGGCGTTCCGCGCGGCGGTCACCGCCGCCAACCGCGCCGCAGGCGATTCCGCCGCCGACGCGGCCGAAAATGCCGACATGCAGGTCGAGGATTATCACGCGAACTTCACCGACAAGTTCAAGGACTACTCCTCGACGGGAACCATGCCCGGCGAGTGATCCGCTAGTCGCTGTCAAAGCGCGCCCGAAGAGTGCGCGGCTTCGGGGTCGGGAGCCGCGCTTCAGATCTCGTCATGCTGAACGTGTTTCAGCACGGCCCGCCTTCGCGTCGGGCGATGTGCCGAAGGAAACGGCGAGCTGTATCGCCCAACGACCGCAACGCCCTTCGCCGCTAGGGTCCTGACCCTAAGCAACCCCCGCCAGGCACCGGCACCGCACCACCAATTGGTGCCGCCACCCACCCTCGCGCGCGAAGGCGAACCGCGTCCGCACGACCCGCGCGCCGACGATCTCCCAATCCTCGGCGGCACCGCGCAGCCCGCCCACCACCGCGTCGATCCGCCCCGCCGCGGCATCGTCGAGCGCTGCGCCCTGGCCGTGCAGCACGACGCTCAACCGCACCTCGCGCCCCGCCCGGTCCTTGGTTCCCCAGTCGCTGCCCTCGGCTGCGCCGACCGAGACATAGGGCGCACTCGTCCGCGCCGGGACGCCGTCGAACACGCCGTGCACCAACGCGGCGAGCGCGGCGTCGGCTTTCAGCAGGATCAGCGCCCGGCCGCGCACGGCCTGTTCGGCGCCCGTCATCGGCCGGCGCCCAGCGCGATGCGCCGCCACGGCTGCCACAGCGCCGCAACCGCCGCGGGCGGATTGGCCTTCGCATCGTCGCGCGCTTCGTACAGATGCTGCACCATGCGCAGCATGCCATGCCGGATCGCGGCGGGGACATCCGCGGCCGCCTCCGCCATCCCGGCGCGATAGGCGACGCGCAACCGCGTTCCATCGGTCGCTCCCGCCACCGTCACCACCGCCAGCCCGTCGGCGATGTCGACCCGATAGTCGGCGGGATCGAGCACGACGTCGTCGCCGTCCGTATCGATCCGCGCCACCATATCGACCGCCACCACCGGCCGCGCCGCGAGCCGCGCCGTCTGCCGCCGCACGGTCAGCACCTCGGCCCCGTCCCGCGCCAGCAGCCACTGGCCCGTGAACGCCTCGCACATATTCGTCACCGCGCCGATCAGCCGCTCGACCAGCGCATCCTCATCCGCCGCGCCCAGCCGAAGCCAGGCACGCGCCTCATCCATCGTCACCGGCATGGCACCGCCGTCCTTCCGCTGTAAGGGGTTTGGGGTCGGACTTTCGGGTCGAGATTTGGCGCAGGGCGAGGCGAAAATCCCGCTCTTCGAGAACCGTAGCGCAGCGTGCTTCTGCACGTGAGCAGCGGAAGCGCAGAAGAGGGGGATTGGCAGCCCGTCCGGCGCCAGATCTCGACCCGAAAGTTGGCGCCCGGCCCGATCCCGAAAGGGAAGGGAGCCAGGGCCGGGCGCCCTTCGCGCACCAGCGCTGCTTAGCTGGCGGCGAACTTCATCAGTTTGATGGCCTGCGAATCGATGATCGCACCGCCCACCCTTTTGGTTGCATAGAAATGCACGAATGGCTTGTTGCTGAACGGATCGCGCAGGATGCGCGTCTCGCCGCGGTCGGCGACGAGATAGCCGGCGCGGAAGTTGCCGAAGGCGATCGACAGGCTGTTCGCGGCGACATCGGGCATGTCTTCGGCCTCGACCACCGGATAGCCGAGCAGGGTCGCCGCCTGCCCCTCGACCATCCCCGGTTGCCAGATGAAGGCGCCGTCGGCGGTCTTGAACTTGCGGATGCGGCTCAGCGTATCCGAATTCATCACCCAGCAGGCCCCCTGCCGGTACGGCGCCTTCAGCGAATGGACCAGCTCGACCAGCTTGTCCTGCGGGTTCGACGCCGGAAAGGCGCCCGCATTGCCCGTCGCCAGATATTGCAGCGACCCGAAGGCGCGGATGCTGTCGGTCTCGTTCGTCGCGGTATAAGTGAGGAACCCCTTCGGCCGGTTCGTCCCGTTGCCGTTCACGAACGCACTGCCCTCGGCGATCGCGAACTCGCGCCCCAACTGCTCGGCCAGCCAGTCCTCGACGTTGAACATCGCATCGTCGAGCATCGCCTGGCTCGCCGCCGGATTGGCATAGAGTTCGCCCGTCGGCGGCACGATCTCGGCAAAGCTGCGCGTCGCGGTTTCGGGCCGCGCCGCGGTCTCGCCGACCCAGCCCGTCCCCATCGATCCCGTCGCCACCAGCTTGCGATACCCGCTCGTCCCCGTCTGCACGACCGTCGCAATGCTACGGATCGGCGACAAAGTCTTGAGCGTCGCCGCGATGCTGCCATCGATCTCGCGCGGTACCGCATAGCCGCCGTCGCCCACCGTCGCTCCCGACAGGCTCTTCATCTCGGGCGCCGCATCGATTCCGCGCCGCAGATAGCGCTCGACAAAGGCATCGCGCGCCGGATCGGCCGCCTTCGCCCCGTCGAGCGGCAACCGCGACGCGGCCACGGCCTGCGCATCGACCTGCGCCTTCAAGGCCGCGACCGAAGCCTTCAGCTCGTCGACCGCTTCGGCCGCCAGCACTGCATCGAACGCCCCATCGAGCGCATCCGCCTTCACTTCCATATCGTCCATGCTTGTCACTCCTTCTGAAAACACCATCCTCCCTGTGGCGAAGCCATGGGGAGGGGGACCGCGCCCGTAGGGCGTGGTGGAGGGGCAGCGACGCTGCGCCATAGCCCCTCCGTCAGCCCTGTGGGCTGCCACCTCCCCACGCCTGCGGCGCAGGGAGGATCGATCCCCCTTCCACCGCAATCACCCGCGCGAGCGGCTGCATCGGCGCCGCCACCAGGCTCACCTCCGCCAGATCGAGCGCCACCAACTCGCGCGGATTGTCCCCGCGTGCCGCGCGCACCCGATAGCCAAAGCTCAGCCCCGTCAGCGCCCCGCGCGCGACCAGCTTCGCCGCCGCCGGGTGCGTCACCCGCGCCACCACGCGCAGCCCCCGCGCATCCTCCGCCAATGTCTCGATTACCCCAATGCTGGCTCCCGGCCGGTGCTGCCAAAGCAACGGCACCATCCGCCGCTCGCGCAAACTCGCCGCAAAGGCCCCCCTGCGCACGACATCGCCCCCCCGATCGACCCGGTCGAACACCGACGCATAACCGGCAAGCCTAATCCCCCCTCCCGCTTGCGGGAGGGGTTGGGGGAGGGCCTGTTCCGCCGCCGCCCTCATTTCAAAAGCCCCGGCAGCCCCAGCTTCACCGCCAGCCCGACGACGAAGAGCGCCAGAACCCCGCGCACCGCCCAGTCGACCACCGCCGCCCACACGCTCTTCTTCGCATCGCGCCACGCGCCGAGCAGCTGGCGCAAATCGCTCACATCGTCGCGCGCCGCCGCATCGGCGAGCCCCAGCCGCGCCAGCGCCCGCCGCGCCCCCAGCTCGCTCGCCTCCTCGACCACCGCGCGCAACAGCGCCGCGTCGGGCGCACTCGTTCCCGCCAGCGCGATCAACCGCGCCAGCGCTTCATCTTCGTCCATGTCGATGTCCTAAAATTGGCTCACACAAAGACACAAAGAGGAAGGCCCGATCCGCCGCCGTCAGGCGGCCTTTCAAGATCGGGTAAAGCCGCTTCCCGGAACCACGCCAGGTCGCTCGGGCGAACTGCCCTTTGTGTCTTCGTGTGAGAATTGACAAAAAGGCTACCCGAGCCCTAACAGAGCCTTCTTCTCGTCCGCGCTCAGCCAGTCCGCCGCCGACACCTCGCGCCACAGCGCCATCCGGTCCTCGGCCAGCGCCGGCACCTTATCCAGATCGACCCGCAGTTCCGCGCCCTCGAACCACCCCGAAAGCCCCTGCGCCACCGCCCCCAAAATCTTCGCGCAGAGCGGCAGCACCGTCAGCCGCCACAATGCGCGATTGGCCTCGCGATAATTGGCATAGGTCGCGTCCCCGGGCAGCCCGAGCAGCATCGGCGGCACCCCGAACGCTTCGAGCAGCAACGGCCGCCCCGCATTCGCCCCGCCCGCAAAACTCTCGGCCAGCTCCTCGCGCAGCCGATCCACTTGCTCCGCCGACAAAGGCATGCCCTTGTCGCCCGGATCATGGACCAGCGCCCCCGAAGGCCGCGCCGCATTCTCGAGCAGCGCCGCGTTCCACCGCGCCGCGGCGTTATGCGCCGCGATCGCGCCCGAGGCCGCACCCAGACACCCCGCGCCATAATGATCGTCGAGCGGATGCAGCGCCTTCACATGCACCACCGCCACCCGCCCAGCGCCATCCTCGGCCGGCAACACCGCGCTCGTCCCGCCCGCCTTGTACCGATAGGCCACCGGCCACCCGCGCGCGTCGGCCTCGACCGTCACCCGTTCGGGCCGCAGCGCAAACAGCTCCGCCGGCGCCCCCGCGCCATCGGCCAGGATCTGCACATAGCCATTGCCGTGCAGCAGCAGCTGCGACGCCAAAGTCTCGACCAGCCCCTGCCCGCCCGACGTCGCGGAAACGAGCGCCGCGAGCGCGGGATTGCTCGCCACCACCGGCGCGCTCCCCGCCGCCTCGGCGACCAGCCGCACCGACCGCTGCACGATCGCGTTCGAGAGATACCCCTCGCGAACCTGCGCCTCCCAGCTCATCGGCGCGGACGCACTCCAGCTTCCATACACACGCGACAAAGCGGGCCGCGCAGGAAGCTGCGCGGCCTTGCGGCCAAACCAGTTCATGATGTTCTCCTGCGTGCTTCGTTTCGCTCGACGGCCTGAACCGTTATCTCGTCACCCCGGGCTCGCCCCGGGGTGACGCGGATAGCATACCGATGCATCCAAAATGGCCGGGATACCCCCCTCGTCACCCAGCGCCTGACCCGCGGCCCACCTATTCCACTCGTTCGTCATCCCGGACTTGATCCGGGATCCATGGCACCGCCGAAATCATGGCCCCCGGATCAAGTCCGGGGTGACGATGAATTATGTCGTTTATGGGCTAGCCAAGTCGTCCCGAGGTCGTTTCGACCGCAGATAATCTCGAATGCGGAATGCAATAACGACGGCAAGGCCAACGCCGATGAGAGCCGTAACAACATAGTCGCCGAGCCATTTGTCCATGGCCCGCCCCGCAATAAGCGTCAGACAGATCAGCGTCAGCTCTTGTTGCCAATTCATCGCGTTAACTCCGCTGACTATAAGGATGATATGCCCAGATCGACGCACGACTTCAACTCGGCAAATCGGTCGACGTCCGCGCCCAGACCGTTGCGCCGATCAAATGATCAAACCCGCCTAACCC